CAGGTTGGCAGAGAGTAGATATTAACGCGGGCGATTCTCCACAATTAAGTACAGGGGATTTAGGTGATATGGCACTATCTAGTCCAATACCATCGGGATCTTTTTTAGAGTATTCAGCAGCCGGTACTTGGAATGATGTAACTGTTATCTCTGGAGGGACTTACTGACCTAACTGAGTCAAGTGAGCTAAACTAAAACCACCTATGGATATAGGTGTCCATCGCTTGTATAAGCTCTCAAAACCATGGCTGTAAAAATCAAATTAAAGAATAGCGTTACTGAAAACTCTGTTCCCACAACCTCTAATATAGATATTGGGGAGCCTGCGCTAAACCTTAATGTTAATTCTCCGGGTTTATACGTCAGACTTAGTGATGATTCAATAGCGAAACTAGCGGGGCCGGGATCAATAACAACTCCCGCCGCATCAACAACTGTTGCCGGGATTAGTGAATATGCAACCAACGCGGAGACAACTACCGGTAGTGCTACAGACAGATCTGTTACACCCGCAGGATTAGCAGCGGTTACAACAGCAGAGCGCACCACATCAAATAGTACATATTTAGCGAGGGCAGGAGATACGTTAACCGGTGTTTTAGCTGCGACTGCTGGTAGTAGTTCAGCTTGTTCTATTCACTTTGGCGACGCGGATTCAGGAATCTATGGCGGTACAAATACGGTTTCTTTAGCTGCTGGAGGTCATCAAGGTTTATCTCTAAATAACACGGGAAAGGTCACTTGCCCTCAAGGTTTAGCGGTAGAAAGTAGTTTCGACGTTCAAATGGCAGCAGATAAAAATATTACATTTAGTGGAGGTCATGCAGAACTACCAGACGTACCTTCCGTAGTTGGTGTGTTAGATAATGGCACATTGACAGATATAGGATTTAGAGGAGTAACGGTTCGCTTTGCCACCACAAACGAAGAACGAGCAAGATTTGATCCGGCAGGTTTTCTTGTCGGACATACTTCGTCGAGGATTATCGCTAATCAGACATCTCTACAACAATTAGAGGGATTAGATGGTACTACCGGTATATCCATAACTCGCAATTCAAATGATGCCAACGGACCATATCTAAACTTCGGAAAAACTAGAGGAGCCGCAGTCGGTGGTATCGCGTCTATTGCGAATAACGATGCATTAGGAACTATCAATTTTAGTGGCGCGGATGGTTTAGACTTAACGAATATTTCAGCCTCTATTGCTGCGAATGTTGACGGTACTCCCGATGGTGGTTTTAGCAACAATACTCCCGGTGAACTTGTTCTAAGTACAACGTCTTTAGGAGCAACATCGCCTACAGCAGCGTTAACCATTTCCGCAAGTCAAAATTCTTTATTTGCTGGAAACGTAGAGGTAAATGGTGATCCCGATAACGGAAATAGTGCGGGAGCCAAGCTTTATACAACTGGGCATATAGCGTGTTGCGCTACTGAAGGAACAGAGGTTGTTTATAAGGCATACTTAAAAGACAATTCTCAAACTACGTCAAAAATAACCGCTGCGGGAGTTGCTACTTTTTCTGGATCTTTAACAGCATTCTCCTTTAACGGATCAGGTTCAGGTTTAACCGCTAGCACTATTCCCTACTCATCTCTAAGTAATTTAACTACAGCAAATAGAGTATTAGGTGGTGACGGCGTGGGTGCCGTAGTCGAGACTCAAGTTAAAACAGGCATGATTGCTGATGATGCTGTTACTTACGAAAAGATGGCCCACATCTCTGCTAACCGTTTAGTTGGTCGGGTTACTACGGGGGATGGAATTCTGGAAACATTAACGCCTGCAAACGTAAGGACCATCCTTGGTCTAGCTACTTCAGCTACAACAGATACGACAAGCGCAGATAATATTAGTTCAGGTACATTAGGTGCAGATCGCTTAGGTGATGCCACAACTCAAACAGCAGGTGATAATACAACTAAAGTAGCCACAACAGCTTTTGTCTCAACTGCTGTTTCAAACTTAGTTGACTCGGCTCCGGGCACGTTAAATACACTTAATGAATTAGCCGCTGCTTTGGGCGATGATGCCAGTTTCTCAACGACAGTTACAAACAGCATTGCAACTAAACTTCCTCTCGCAGGCGGCACTCTAGATGGGGATTTTCGATGTAATGGTACAGACGCTAATAACTATCTTTTTTGGGATAAGTCAGCAGATAAGTTAACAGTAGTAAGCGGAACAATTGAAGCGGAAGCTTTCGTTGGACCAATAACCGGTGCTGTAACGGGAGATGTAACAGGAGACGTAACAGGAGATGTAACAGGAGACGTGACAGGTAATGCTGGTACTGCTACGAAGCTTGCAGCGGCGGTCAATATTGGCGGTCAAAGTTTTGATGGTTCCGCAGCTATTAACCTACCGGGAGTGAATCAGTCAGGTACTCAAAATACGTCAGGAACAGCCGCAGGTCTTTCGGGTACTCCTGATATCTCTGTAGGCTCGTTAACCATTGATGCAAAACCGGTACAACAGGGATCTAAAGCTCTAGGCACAGGCACAGAAATTAACTGTAATGACGGTAATTACTTCACTAAGACAATTAGCGACAATACTGCCTTAACACTAACAATTACTAATCCACCCACATCAGGGGAGGCGTTTGGAATAGTAGTTGTTTTAACCTTTGGAGCAAGTACAAATCAAACCACTGTTACTTGGCCTGCTGCTGTTATATGGGCGGATGGAGAATCTGCGCCTACCTTTGACGCAGGTAAAACACAGGTCTTTTCACTGATTACCTCTAATGCTGGTAGTACGTGGAGAGCAAGTAGTCTTCATAATTTCGCGTCTTAAATAGCATGTTAGTTTTCCCCTCTTATCAAGTTCTTTTTGCTAAAGAAACCACAAAGTCTTTTGTTACCACTGATCTCAAAGTTCACTATGACTTTTCTAATACCGATACGTGGAACAGAAACAAAAGCTCAAATGCGGCTGACTATACGGTTAATAATCTAGTTGATGATTACAACGACGCTGTTTTTAGGCATAGAACAGGGACAGCACCCCTCAATCAGAATATGGGCAATTACTCGTCTAGCTCAGATTCAAATATGATTAGTTTTGATAGTAGTGATGGTGGTGGGTGTTTAAAGATTGTTCCTAGTGACGGAACGTCAAACGTAGAGTGGGTCGCTATTTTAATACCCGGTTCGTTTAGTCATGGGTCAGGTTATGCGGTTAACTATAATATTTCGGGTGAATCTTCTAGTAGCTCAAATAATTTACTCAACGGAGTAGGTACGGGTGGTTTCACCTATGAGATCTGGCGTAGGTTTTATATAGATTTAACTGATGAATATTATCAAAGGTATCTTTACACTCAAGACAATATAAATAGCTATAAAGGTGGTTGGCTTTATGGACCTGCCTACAACCCAGTTCCTTCTTATCAAGATAAAATGAGAGTTGGCTACAGAAGCGGGGGGTCGTGGCAACAAATACTGGGTGTGCCCTACTCTGGTTATCCTCCATCAAGTTCAGGTTGGACCCCTTGGCTGCACATAGTACTTACTAGAACCAGTACATCGGCAAATGGATTTAATTTTTATGTAAATAATAGCCTCATATCTAGCGGTACTAACTCAAATAACTATACATATTCAAAGTATGTTCATTTTGGGGATTTTACTAAGTGGCCCACACCTGACAATAATCAACAAGAGGCTAAATTAGGCTTAATTAGGTACTATAAGAAGGGTTTAACCTCTTCAGAAGTTACGCAAAACTGGAAAGCCCAGAAAGCACGTTTTGGACACTAATCAACTATGAAATACGTCATTGCTGACGGCGTTAACGTCACCAAATCAGGAACAATTACAGAATTGTTCCCTAATGTGAGCTTTCCGAGTACTGGCACACCGGCTGATTTTATTAGTGATAACAATCTCTTGGAAATCAATGAATGGATAACCGTAACTGAACCTGATGAGAAGTTAGTTAGAGATGTAGATCCTTATATTTTTGAAGGAATAGCTTATAACTGTCGTAAAGAGACTTGTAATGAAGAAGAGAAAAAATCTCTTATAGCCTCCAAATGGTATGAAGTACGTCAGATAAGAGATGACAAATTACAAGAAAGTGATTGGAGAGCTATAAAAGCCGCAGAAACAGGAGTTGCCATGTCTACAGAATGGTTAGATTATAGAAAAGCCTTGCGTGACCTACCTGCGAGTACAACTGACCCTTACTCAGTTACCTATCCAACAGAACCTACCTAGACTTTATTTTGTAAAACCCGTAGTTACATAAATACTTTTGTCTATAGACTTACATTACTCAAATCTTATTTATGTCCTCTTTAATTGAAATGCGTGACGAGTGCAACGCAGAGTTAAAAAAATTAGCTGATGCTTATACAGCAAAGACTGATCAGATAAATCTAGTTAACCAAGAGAGAAGCGAGATTGCTGCTCAGTTTGAACAGCAGAAAGGTTCTTTAAGAACGCTAAATACATTGATAGCAAAGGAAGAATCGTCAGGAGATAGCGAGGCTTGTTCTGTGGAAGCGCAAGTTAACTAAGTTGATTAGTATTAACTTACTTACCTCGTAAGCATGATTCGTAAAATTCTTGATGCCGCTGCTGTTGCCGCACTTCTCATTAGTGCTGGCTTAGCAGGCGGCTCCTTTCTTTTATACCGGTATATAACTTCACCTCAATTTGAAGCGCAGGTGAAAGAGAAAATCATGGGTCAGGTTTCTAATATTGTTCCTAAGTCAATTAAACAAAGCTTGCCAAAGACAACAGGAGGAGCAATACCAGCATTTCCTAAGTTGTAACATAGAATGTAACTGAGTTAGGTTCGTACCAATGTCAATTTCTCCCGGTACTTACAATATTACCTTGTATAAACGAAGTGACTGGAGTAAGGAGTTTATACTAAAAGATCCCAATGGTACTGCCGTTAATCTCACGACTTTTAGTGCGGCTTGTGAGTTTTGGACTGTTGATAGAACTAAGAAATGGGTTGATGTAAACGCTGAAATTACAGATGCCGCAAATGGAAAAGTCAAGTTAAGTCTTACGGATACACAGACCGCGACTTTGCCTGATACCAGTTATTACGATTTAAAAATGACGAGTGGGGATATATCAGATTATTGGCTCACAGGCACAGTCACCGCTAAAATTGGTTACACAACATGACTTCTGCAAATACTACTGAGCAAACTAACACCGTTGAAGTATTAGGAGACACCGTACAATCTGTAAGTGTTAATGAGCAAAATAATACCGTTGAGGTATCAAGTGGCACAGTACAAACTGTTCAAGTTACTGCTGTTGGGCCGCAGGGTGTTCAAGGCGAAACCGGTGTTCAAGGTATCCAAGGGATACAAGGAATACAGGGTGAGACGGGTAGTTTCGGAGGAGCAACCTTTGACTATACCTTTGATACTGCAACCACTGATAGTGACCCCGGAACAGGCAAGATAAGATTTAACGATTCGACTGTTTCTTCTGCGACTCTTTTATACATAGATGATCAAGATGATAACGCCACTGATATACAAACTTATTTGAGAACGATTGCTGACTCAACATCAACGATTAAAGGTCATTTTAAAATATCCAATAAGACAAATCCACTTGATTTCGCAATATTTTTAATCTCGGCGACTGAAGAAGAAACCGGTTATCACAAAGTATCCTGTTCATTTGTCTCCGGTTCGACTTCATTTAGTGCAAGTGAAGATGTAGTAATAACTTTTGCAAGGGCTGGAGATAAAGGAGATACAGGTGCAACCGGCGCAACGGGAGCCACCGGAGCAGCAGGATCAGCAGCAACGATAGCCGTAGGAACAACTACAACAGCAACCGCCGGATCGGATGCGTCGGTAACGAATACAGGAACATCATCTGCTGCTACATTTAATTTCACAATTCCTAGAGGTGCTACGGGAGCTACGGGTCTGACTGGATCCATTGGACCCACCGGAGAAACTGGCGCGACTGGCGCGACTGGAGCAGTTGGTCCCGCCGGAGTTACCGGACCCGCTGGCGCAAATGGTTCGACTGGACCCGCTGGACCGACTGGCGCAGCGGGAGCTACTGGTCTTGCGGGTGCTGACGGTAAAACAGTTTTAAGTGGTTCAGGTGCTCCACTCGGAGGTTCTGATGGAGACTTTTGGATAGATACGACAAATAATCGTATTTATGGTCCTAAAGTTAGTAGTTCATGGCCTAGTAGTTATACCTCGTTAATTGGTCCTGCTGGTACTGGACCCGCTGGAGCAACCGGACCCGCTGGACCTACTGGAGAAACTGGTCCTGCCGGAGCTGTTGGTGCTACTGGACCTGCCGGCGCGGATGGAGCAGACGGGGCTACCGGACCTACTGGATTAACTGGACCCGCTGGAGCAGATGGAGCTGTTGGACCTACCGGTCCCGCTGGTGCAGATGGAGCAGATGGAACTGACGGTGCGACTGGGGCGGTTGGGCCTGCTGGTCCTGCTGGAGCTGACGGAGTTACTGGCCCTGCTGGTCCTACTGGTCCTGCTGGCGCGGATGGTGCAGATGGAGCTGTTGGTCCCGCCGGTCCTGCTGGCGCAGCCGGAGCTGATGGTTCAGACGGAGCAACTGGACCTGCTGGAGCAGATGGGGCTGATGGTTCAGACGCAACAGTTACCGCAGCTAATGTTGAAGCCGCAGGTGCGGCAATGAAAGCCGGAGTTACCTTTACCGGTGATGTTAAATTCGAGGACGCTATTCAGGAAGGGGTATATGACGGGGGGTTTAATGGAGGTAACTACGCATTAAATCCTAGTAACGGTACTATTCAGTATATTTCTCTTGTAAGCAGCTACACGTTAACCATAAATAATAGTGAATTTAAAAACGGTATGTCGATGCTACTTATGGTAACGGGGGGTATAAATGCCGCTGCCACACTTACTTGGCCTACCAGCCCTACTATACGTTGGTTACATTCATCGGGAGGGACTGCTACAGCTCCTTCCATAACTGATAATCTGTTAGTTTCGACCTGTATAGAACTTTGGCGGTTTGATATTGGGAATTCTCAATATTTCTGCGGTGCTTTAATAGGCGATATATAGATGAGGAATCACTTTTTACGCGCTGCTAGTGCGCCCAGTGTTGCTAGTACGGGTATTATAACTGACGATTTATTCATTCATTATGACTTTGGAGACCTTAATTCTTGGAACCGAACAAATGGTAATAACCAAGATGATTACACTATTTATAACCTAGCCAATAATCATAACAATGCCTTACTTAGATACGGTTCAGACCCTATAATTAGTACTTCACTTTCAGGTACAGGTAATAATCAATTTTTCCAATTTAGTTCTTATGGTGGTGGGTCTTTATTACTTAATGGCTTTAATAAGGGATCTGGAGAACAAGGGGGCGTAATAATACCCGGTGATTTTTCAATTGGATTTCCATTCGATATATTTTATAATATACCTACAGTAAGTTCGACAAGTAATGATAACTTATTTAAGGACTTAAATACTACTAATGCAAGTAGCTCTTTTACCATAGAAACTTGGGTTAGGTTTTGGTCAACTAATTTTGGTGGAAGTTCTATAATATTTCTTTTTTCTAATAACACACCATACAGTGATTGGAGGACTTTTAGTTTCACTTTTTGGAATAATGGTCAAAGTTCATCAAATGCCTCTCGTAATAAAAAATTAAGGTCATATAATACAGATGTTAATGCGCCTACACTTTATGATTTAGTAGGTACACCTTCCGGCAGCGGATTTGAACAAATTCCTTGGAATCATATTGTTTACACAAGGGAGATTAACGTAACAAGTAGTCCTTTAAATCAGATCCATACCTCAAAAATATATCTTAATGGTGCTATTGAATCGACTGTAAATTCAGAATTTAATTTGAACACTGATATTGAAGGAATTAATGACTATTTATATAACCATATGCGATACGGCATGTTAGGGTATATGTCCGGTAGTGGATTTAATAATCCACTAATGTATAGAACTATATTCAGATTTTACAAGGGTAAAGCGTTAGATGCTAATGAAGTTAAACATAATTTTGATGTAGAAAAAGGTAGGCATGGACTCTCATAATCTATGAATGGATATAAAAATACCGATAGTTAAAAGCCCAAAGATAAAAGTAGTTGAGGTTCCTTTCTATAAAACAACGCCTGTATTAACAGGTAGAATCCCCGGCTGTAATCCAACTCATCGAGATATAGATGTTCATAAAAACCCCGGTCTTTTATTAGATAAAAATGGTGTAAGTATCTCTTGCGCTGATGGAGAAATCCCCTCATTTAAACCAATGAGTTTTAATGGAAGTTCTCTGCAAATAGTAGAGCAAGTACCCAAGGATGAGGAAGAGAAACCAGTCACAAATAAACCAGTTATTCCAAAGGGTTTAGATCAAGATGAAGAGGTTGAACCTGAAATAAAACCATGCCCTGATCCTAATTCTCCACTGCGCGTAGGAGGCTTCGCAAATCAGGACCGCTTAGAAAAGGTAGTAGCTTTTGAGAGGTTGGCGAATGGAGAGTGTCGTGCTATTTGGGAAGATGTGCCATTTATTAATACTTATTTTCCTTCCCCGCCTGTAGCAATTTCTACAGCCGGAATTGCTTGTATCGCTGCTACTGCGCCCTTACTTCTAAACGTCATCAAACCTGCTGTAAAAAATCTAATTAAAAAACTTACTGGGAAGAAGAAATCGAATGATGGTGAGGCTTAACCTGTCCCGGTGGTACTGATACCTGTATCCCTTCACAACTGACTTTATAATCTCCAACAAATGTTGCACCTAGCTTGGCTTGGGCCGAACATAGCTTTAATCTCGACAATTCCATAGAAAGCCTTTTCTCTTGTAGTAATAGGTCTTGCGTTTCAATAGCTTTCTCGACACTGCGTAAACATGCCTTTTGGAATCGTCGATCTAACGGTATGGATATAGCGGCAGTTATTCCAGTCGAGAGATTAAAAGAATCTTGTGGATATACATTTGTTTGTGCGTTGTATTCAACTCTGCCCGGATATTTAAGAGAACCATCATCATTCGTTTCATTGTTATAGACAGGTTGCTCTTTAACGAGATACCAAGGATTCATCCAATTCTTGCCACGTGTCACAAAGGGCTGAATGGATAGGGAAGACTGTTGACATTGAATCCCGTTTGGATACCTATTCTGAAAATTTGGACCACCCATTATTTGATAGCCATTGTTAACAACCGTACCTTGACTAGACGAGCTTGGCGACGCCACTGTGGTATTGGCTTTTACTGGGGTATTAATTATAAATAAGAGTGCGATTAATTTCCAAAAATTGATAAACTTGAACTGGTAATTTCCGTGTCTATTGTACGAATTGAGGTGGAGATTGCTGATAATCCCGGCCCCTCGAAATGTTCTGTCAGACTGAAAGCTTCCCCGGATGCAGGGTTGACCTGTACCCATTCCGGCTTGGTTTCGAGTTTGGGACTGATCCATGAATAACGAACAGTATCTACAGTTTGTGTGTGATCAAGTTGAGCTTGCGGAGATAAGGAGACGTTAGGATCTTTCAAAGTTATGCCTGACCCCTGAACCGAATACGAAAAACCTGTTTTAAAATTCGTCGTAACCACATTTTCCTGTATCAACTGACGGGTAATGCTGTTTGTCTCCATTTTTCCGCTTGAGAATCGGGGTATAATTTCACCGGCTAATGTATAAGTAGGACAGATAAATATAAATAGAAAAAACCTCCACATTAATCTATTTCCAATGCTAGTGAGGTTTGTATGGTCGCCGTACTTCCAGAATTTCCTGCAGTTATTGTACCGATTAAACCACTTGTCATCGTACCGGCCAAACTTCCACTTGACCCTCCGGCATAAGTGGTGTTTTCTCCCAAAATTGGAAGGTTAGCTAAACCTCCGTTAGAGACTGCGGTAGACAAAACAGTAGGAATAGAATCTCCAACTGTTAGTGATTCTGTCATTGTGAACGCCTGCGCTGCATTACTAACCGTAAACGTAGTATCCACAACACTTGGTACGCCTGCGGTTTGAGTGGAGAGAACGAGAGAACCAATGGAACCTGCGTCACCTCCTGTCTTAGTCGGAACCACATTAGTTCCCGAAACCGTTAGTGAAGTTCCCAATCTTTCATTAATTGAATAACTCGGATCAACCTTTAGTGAAACAACGCTAGTGATTGTTGATTTTATATCGGCTCTTGCAGGAGACAAGAGAAATACCAGTGGGAGGAGAAGTAGATGTTTCATTGGAGTTTGCCGTCGGGTCCGATATTTCTACCAGTTATAGGATCTTTACGAGGTTTGTTGTTGTTGTCTTTAGTCTTAGCGTTACCGGGTTTTTTAACTGCTATGTTGAAATTTCCAAGGACAGAACTGAGGAGACCGGCTGCAAACGTCGTGTCGATTTGCTTAACCGTATTCCCAAAGTAACTCATACTTATGACTCCTAAAGACCAAGTTAATACGATCAATTGAACAAGGGTGCCGACTCTCGACGGTCTTTCTTCTTCGTCTTTTTCTTCTTTTTCTTGGGATACTTCTTGATAGTCATCCATTCCTTAGATGAGTAAGTACTTAAATACTTTAGCAAATCTCAACTAGGTTGCTCTTTCTCTGTATCTTCAGATGTTTTGCGATGGAGCTGTTGTTTATGGCGATCATGCTCCTCGGTTAATTGAATAAAGATATCTTTGACTTTCTCTTGAAACTTTTCGTCTTCAGTCTTGGTCTTGTCTGAGTCCATGCTTATACAGTAGTAAGTCGATTAAAGATCTTCGGGTTTTTATGCTCTCAGCAATTTTTTCTATTAGTATCATATCTTCGGCATCCATACTATTTATATCTGAAACTTTATCTAGATCTTCCTTTAGAAATTCAAGATCAGAAATAGTTTCGAGAAGTTTTTCTTCAATCTTTGTAATTGACGATGCGGTCATGCGATTAATAGGTTAAATTTGATACATACGTAATTACTAAGAAATTCTTCGTTGCCTTGTATGCAAGTAATCAAATGATTAGTTGGACTGAAGGCAATAAATTAATATCTTTTATGTAATTACTTAGGTACATTAGCTTACTCGTATGTAATGTCAAACACTTTAATTCCTCAAATTGTTGGTTATGCAAGGGTTAGTACAAAAAACGGCGAGCAGTTAAGTGCTTTA